TATGAGAGTAGCCAATGAGTATTGAGAAATACTACGAAAACTACATGGACTTATTTCAACAAGAAGGTTGGAAGCAGTTAAAGGAAGATTTAAAAGATACTGCTGACTCCATTCATATCCTAGGTCTTAATGACTCTAGGGATCTACACCTAGCACAAGGACAGCTTAATGTCCTGCACAGACTATTGTCATGGGAGGAAGCCATTGGCAATAGTTACGATGAGTTTTTACGAGAGGGATTGAACGATGAAACGTCTGTTTGATTTCACTTGTGAGAAAGGCCACACAGAAGAACAGTTCATTGATTCTGAAATAAAGGAATCAACCTGTACTAAGTGTGGTTCTATTAGTAAGCGGATAATCTCAGGAACATCCTTTAAGCTAGATCATACCTTTCCAGGGGCTAATATGAAATGGGCAAGGGATCATGAAAGAGCCGCTAAAAGAAACTAACCACAATCTTCACAATACTTTTAAAGTACGGAGAAATACATTAAATGACTAGAATAGTTGACCCTCTTGATAACCAAGAATTGAGTCTAGGCGAAGGCGAAGAACTTGTAAACCCTTTTGATACTGACAACCCTAAAGAACAGGAATCAGTAGCAGAAATAGAAGAACAAGACGAATCAGTACAAGAAGAACAGAAAGAGTCTTTTGAACTTCCCGATAAGTACAAAGACAAGCCTGTTGAAGAACTTGTACGTATGCACCAAGAAGCTGAGAAGTTACTTGGCAGACAAGGTGCAGAGGTTGGTGAACTTCGTAAAGCCGTAGACGACTTGCTCAAGACAAAACTAGAAGAGTTTAAAGGTGGTAATGAAGTAGAAGATCAAGAAGAAGATTTTGATTTCTACGAGAACCCCAAAGAGGCTGTTAACCGCACACTTGAGAAAAGCGAAACAATCAAACAAATGAAACAGATGCTTGCACAACAACAGCAAGCAGAAGTTTTAAAGATGATTGAGAACAAATATCCTGACTATAGAGACACCATTCAAAATCAAAACTTTATTGAGTGGATTAAAGCATCTAAAGTTAGGACTGAGCTTTTTCAAAGGGCTGATAAATACGATCTTGACGCTGCATTTGAATTACTTGGAAACTGGAAAGAGCTAAAAGGCACAGTTGAAAAAGTAAAAGAAGTGAACGAAAAGGATCGTAAACTACAGCGTAAAGCGGCCAGCACTGGTGGGGGCGGTTCATCTGAACCAGTTTCTCGTAAGATCTATCGTCGTACTGATCTAGTTAATTTAATGAGAACCAACCCTCGCAAGTATATGGCTAATGTTGAAGAGTATGACAGAGCCTATGCTGAAGGGAGGGTTAAATAATCCAAACTTTTTAAAGGTATTTTATCATGGCACTTGGAACTGACCACGTAACAAACACAACCGCAGCAACTTTTATTCCAGAAATTTGGAGTGATGAGATCGTTGCTGCATACCAGAAAAACCTGGTACTGGCTAACCTTGTAAAGAAAATGTCCCACGTAGGTAAGAAAGGCGATACTATCCATATCCCTAAACCTACCCGTGGTACTGCTTCTGCTAAAGCTGCTTCTAGTCAGGTTACCCTGATTGCTGCTACTGAATCAGAAGTACAGATTTCAATCAACAAACACTACGAGTATTCTCGTTTGATTGAAGACATCACTGACGTACAAGCACAGCCTTCACTGCGCCAATTCTACACTCAAGATGCTGGCTATGCTCTGGCTAAACAAGTTGACGATGACCTGTTTGCTTTGGGTAAGTCCTTGGGTGATGGTGATGGTTCTGACTGGACTCACAGCAATGTGTTCTACATTGATGGAGCCAACGGCTTGGCAACCTACGCTGTTGACACTGTAGCTTCAACTGACCTGTTCACTGACCTGGCTTTCCGTGACGCAGTACAACAACTGGATGATGCTGACGTACCGATGGATAACCGCTTTATTGTTATTCCTCCGTCTGTTCGTAACACCATTATGGGCATTGATCGTTACAACTCTAGCGACTTCGTAGATGGTCGTGGTGTAATGAATGGTCAAATTGGCTCACTGTATGGTGTAGACGTTTACGTTTCTAGCAACTGTCCTGTCATTGAAACTGCTGCTGACAATGCTGCTGGTGGTGACGTTAAAGCTGCTATCTTTGGCCACCAAGACGCTTTTGTTCTGGCTGAACAACTGGGTGTTCGCACTCAAACTCAGTACAAACAAGAGTACTTGGGTGACTTGATGACTGCTGATACCCTGTACGGTGTACAAGTAGTTCGTCCTGAGTCTGCTATTGTAATTGCTGTTAACGCTTAAGGCTTAACACACAGGGGAAAGCCATTAGGTGAGTACCCTGTTTTTTACGTTTAAAAAGATTACAATGGGCAGGTACTTAAATGGCTATATATCGTGGTGATGGTGGTGCTGGTGATGCTACAAATGACATTACCATTAACCAAATTACAGAGCTAAGTTCAGACGCACAAGCTGCTGCTACTGCTGCCGCAAGTTCTGCTACATCTGCTTCTTCATCTGCTAGTGCAGCAAGCACATCTGCTACTAATGCTGCAAACTCTGCTACATCTGCTGGTACATCAGCTACCAATGCTGCTTCTTCTGCCTCTTCTGCTTCTACTTCTGCAAGTAATGCAAGTACAAGTGAAACCAATGCCGCAGCTTCTGCAACTGCTTCTGCTGCAAGTGAGGCTGCTGCCGCACTAAGTGAAACTGCTGCTGCTGCTTATGAAACTAATGCTGCCACAAGTGCAACCAATGCAGCAACAAGTGAAACAAACGCAAGTAATTCTGCAACTGCTGCCGCTTCAAGTGCTGGCGTTGCTGCTTTAAATGCTACCTCTGCTGCTGACAGTGCATCTTCAGCCGCTACTAGCGCAAGCAATGCAGCTACATCTGAGACAAATGCTGCCTCTAGTGCTACTAGCGCATCAAACGATGCAGCAACAGCCACTACAAAAGCATCAGAGGCTTCTACAAGCGCATCTAATGCTGCTACCTCAGAAACCAATGCTGCTGCTTCAGAGTCTGCGGCTGCAACATCTGCTACAAATGCAAGTGCCTCTGAGACCAACGCTGCTGCCTCTGAGACAGCCGCTGCTAGTTCTGCCAGTGCTGCTGCCACATCAGAAACAAACGCAGCGACAAGCGCATCTGGAGCCGCTACGAGTGCTTCTAACGCTGCTACCTCTGCAAGCAATGCTGCAACCTCTGAAACAAATGCTGCTACTAGCGAAACAAATGCTGCTGCATCTGCTACTGCTGCTGCTGCTAGTGCTGCTTCTGCTGCATCTTCTGACTATGCTACTTCCTCATGGTACACCACTACAAACAATTCTAGCAACTGGGACACAGCATACGGCTGGGGCGACCACTCAGCTGTTGGCTATCTTACTGCTGTAAATAATCTTACTAGCAACATTATCACAACTGGTCAGATTACCGCTGGTAGTGGAGGTGGTGGTGTTGCGCTTACTGTGAATGATGGCGGTGGAAACGCAAATGTATGCTTTAACCATAAATCAGCAACGCCAGAACAGGATGGAAACTCAGGTAGGATTGTTGTAAATACCGATGATACATCAAATGCATCTATGTTATTTTCCTTGGCATCTGGCGTTACCGATGGCGTTCCTGTTACTACAACACAAGTTATGGCCATAACCGAGACTGGAGTGGGAATTGGTACATCATCTCCAAGCTATGAGTTAGATGTAGTTGGTGAGGCATCAATTTCCACTAATATCTTTTGCGGTACAACCCTTAACAATCCAGCAGCTTCTGGATCAACTGGCATTAGGGTCAGCAACATTGGTCTTATAGCAGCGTCTAGGGATGGTGGCCCTGCATTGGATATTGGTAGGGTTACCACTGATGGCTCACTTGTTAGGTTTTTTCAGGATGGTTCTCAGGAAGGAAGCATTGCTGTATCAGGAACCACTGTCTCCTACAATGGTGGTCACTTAGCCAGGTGGTCACAACTCGCTGACAATACTCGTGACGCATCTCTAGTTAAAGGCACTGTACTGACCAACCTAGATCAGATGGCTGTATGGGGAAACGAAGACAACGAGCAGCTTAACTGTATGGCTGTGTCATCTGTTGAAGGTGATCCCAATGTTGCAGGTGTATTTGTCAACTGGGATGAAGATGACGAAGATTTCACCAATGATATGAACATTGCCATGACAGGGGATATGGTAATTCGTATTGCTCAAGGTACTACAGTACAACGTGGTGATTTACTTATGTCTGCTGGTGATGGAACAGCCAAACCACAAGGTGACGATATAGTACGAAGCAAGACTATCGCTAAGGTTACTTCTACTCATGTGTCACACACTTATAATGATGGCTCTTATTTAGTACCTTGCGTACTGATGGCGTGTTAAGGGAGAAACAAATGGAACAAGAATTATTTAATTGGTTAGTTGCTGGGATTAGTGGCTTGCTTGGTTTCTTTCTTCGCGTTATGTGGGGTGCAGTAAAGGACTTACAAGAAGCAGACGAGCATCTGGTTGAGAAAGTAAATCATATTGAAGTCCTTGTTGCTGGTAACTATGTTAATAAAGATGAGTTCAATAGGTTTATGGAACGACTCTACGCCAAGTTAGATTCTATTGAAAATAAATTAGACAGCAAGGTAGACAAATGACATATCTTGAAATGGTTAATAAGGTACTTAAACGCCTTAGAGAACGTACTGTAGGTACTGTCAATGAATCATCATACTCAACCTTGATTGGTGTGTTGGTTAATGATGCTAAGGATACAGTAGAGAACGCCTGGAGTTGGTCTGGCTTGCGTACAACGCTCAGTGCAACCACACAAGAAGGCGTTTTTAACTACGTACTTACAGGATCAAAAAATAAGATTACTGTTCTTGATGTATTAAACGATACTGATGATGTATTTCTTAAGTATCTTCCTGCACATGAAATGACAAGGTACTATCTGGTTGGTACACCACAAACAGGATCACCAACAGACTACAGCTTCAATGGTATTGATGCTAATGGTGATACACAGGTTGATATCTATCCAAAACCAGACGGAGCATACGATCTACGCTTTAACTGTATTCTTCGTACACCTGAACTAGAAAGCGATTCAACAACATTTAATATACCAACACTTCCTATTGAGCTGCTTGCTTATGCTCTTGCTGTAGAAGAACGTGGTGAGGATGGTGGTATGAATCCTGTGTCTGCTTATGCTAGAGCTAAGAATGCCCTTGATGATGCTATTGCACTAGATGCAATCAAGCACCCAGAGGAGACATTGTTCTATGAAGTCTAAGACAGTATTGGTAGAAAACCTAGCTACAAGCTGGGCTACTATTTATGAAGTACCTGCAAACACAAGAGCAAAGTGGATATTAGCTTTTGTTAGTAATGGCACAGGATCAACTATTAGTAATGTTGGTCTTCGTATTGTTAATGACGATACTATTACTGTTCTTGGTGCTAAGTCTCTTGGCTCTGGTGATTTCATTCAGTTTGGACAGGCTGGTATTTATGTCATGCTTGAACCTGGTTATACCATTGAGGCACAAGCTGGTACTACAGGGGTG